TGGCCGCGCGTCACTCTGTTCCCGGTGCGCTGTTCACGGCGGCAGAAGAAATCACGCTGGCGTTTGCTGAGGAAGAGCCAGAGCAGCCAGAGGGTGGCACGCAATTTTTCACCCGCATCAGCTCCCTGCTGTTTGGCAATGCGAAAAAGCAGGAGCAGAACACCACTGAGCTACAGAACGCCGTTGAGCTGATTGCACAAAGCCAGGCTGAATTGCTTAACACCTTTAGCAACACGGTGAAAAAGGATGCATTAACCGCGCTGGAACAGCGATTCAGCCAGCTGGAGCAGGATCATAACGCCCTCAAAACGCAGCTGGAGAGTGAGCCGCAGCATTATGCGCAGCGACCGCCTGCCACGGGTAAAGAAAAAACCGAAACCGAAGTGGATTACTGATCGGGCGAACGGAGAAAAACACAATGGCAGCAATGAAAAACGATACCCGCGTCAAGTTTAACGCTTACCTGGCAAAGCAGGCGCAGCTTAATGGCTCCACGCTCCAGGACGTGCAGCGCGGGATTGAATTCAGCGTGGATCCGAGCGTTGAACAGCGCCTCGAAGACAAGATCCAGAACTCCAGCGAAATGCTCAAGCGCATTAACATTATCGGCGTTGATGAGCAGGAGGGCGACAAAATCGGCCTGGGCGTCAGTGGCCCGCTGTCCAGCACTAACACCTCCAATACCGACCGCCGCGAACCGCGCGCCGTGGATACGCTGGACGAGGACAGATACCGCTGCGAGCAGACCAATACCGACACCTATATTGCCTACAGCAAGCTGGATGCCTGGGCGAAGTTTCCCAATTTCCAGGTCCGCCTGAGCAATCAGATTGTTCAGCGCACCGCGCTGGACCGTCTGATGATTGGTTTTAACGGCACATCACGGGCTAAAAAGTCTGATTTTGCCAGCAACCCGCTATTGCAGGACGTCAATATTGGCTGGCTGCAGAAGTACCGCGAACGCGCACCTGAGCGCGTCCTGACCGGGAAAACCATTACCAGCCGCGACGACGACAACACCATCGTTAAAAAGGGTGATTACGGCAATCTGGACTCTATGGCCCGCGATGCGGCGCGCCAGCTGCTCGATCCCTGGTATATCGACCATCCCGATCTGGTTGTCATCACCGGCCGCGATCTGATGAATGAGCGCGAGTTCCCGATCGTGAATGCGCTCAGTCAGACCAACCCTAACAGTGAAGCGCTGGCGGGCCAGCTGCTGATTGCGCAGCAGCGCCTCGGCAATATGCCAACCTACATCGCGCCTTACTTCCCGGCTGGCGCCATGCTGATTACGTCGTTCGCTAACCTGTCGATTTACTGGCAGATTTCGGCGCACCGCAAGGCCATCCGCGAAGAGCCGGAATACAACCGCATCGCAACGTACAGCTCCAGCAATGACGCGTACGTAATCGAAGATTACGGCTTTGGCTGCCTGGTTGAGGGCATTACCTGGGCTGGCGAAAACCACAGCCAGCAGTAAGAGGAACAGATCATGCCATCACCTGCTTTCCTCCATCGTCAGAAGCATGCAGCAATCCGGGCGGCGGGCAGAGCGGCGCAATCGCCCGCCCTGTCGGACGAAGAAAGGATCCTGCACCGGCTTTATCAGGATGAAAAACGCCTGAAGGGTATCCAGAGCAATAAGCGCAAAGCGGAGCTTAAGCGCGAAATGCTGCCGGATTATCAGGGCTGGATTGACGGCACGCTGGCGGCTGACAGTGGCCGCCCCGACAAGGTTGTCGTGATGTGCGCCACCTGGATGATTGACGCCGGTTGTGCAGAAGAAGCCATGCCGCTGATTGAGTACATTGTGCGTCACAAGCTACCGCTGCCAGACGACTGGAATCGCACGCCGGCCGCGTTCTTTGTGGAAGAGATCTGCAACCCGGCGCTGTCGGCGGTCAAGCTTGATACCGCAGCGCGCCCGCTGCCCGCATCCATGCTGTTGCGGCTTGATGAGGTTATGGCGGAAGAGGATATGCCCGATGCCGTCCGCGCCAAACTGTTCAAGTTGCTGGGGTTGACACTTCGCCACGGTGACGCCGATATGCAGCAAAAAGCACTGGAATACCTCCTTCAGGCTATGACGCTGAATGACGGTGCGGGGGTTAAGAAAGAGATCGATACCCTGCGCCGGGCCATCGCCCGAAGCGAGCAGGCTTCTGCCCAGGCTGACAGCTCGCCGGACAATGCGCCACCGGCCCCGCCCGCAGCTGAAGGTGAGAACAATAAACAGGGTGACTGAGTCAGCCTGTTAAACGAACGTGCCCCCGCGCACCGGGCGGCACGGCGGTGTAGCAGTAGTCTGAATGACCCGCTGTTTCCCCGTCGTCCACCGCCCGACCTCTCAGGAGATAAAGCATGAGTCTGGTTTCGGTCAATCCGACCGGTGAGATGACTATCGCTAACAGCGATTTCTGGCCGGACATGGACGCCGCAGAAATGCGCCTGTCCGTACGGCTCGACGGCCAGGTCACGGATGACAGACTGCTGCATGCCTGCCGCGAAGGCATGGCCCGCGTCAACAGTGAACTGGCAGAGTGGCGCGAACTTCAGCAGGCTGCGGGTTATGACACCCTGGATGGCATGCCAGCGGCCAGGATCGGCGATGAGTCCGTACTCATCCTGCGCTACAAGCGTGCCGTGTGGTTCACCGCCAAAGCGCTGCTTCTGGAGGGCTACCGGGATATCGACACCTCGCGGGATGGCGAAAAACACGCCGAAGCACTTTCCATTCAGATAGACAGCGCCTGGCGGGACAGCCAGTGGGCACTGCGCGACATCATGGGCCTGCCGCGCGGCATGGCGGAGATCGTGTAGATGAATGTGACGGCGCAACAGGGGGACACAGTGGACCTTCTCTGCTGGCGTGCCTATGGCGAATGTACGGGCGTCACCGTACAGGTTTATGAGGCTAACCCGGGTCTGTGCGAGCTGGGGCCGCTGCTGCCAGCGGGCACCATGGTTTATCTGCCCGACATCAGAAAAAGCAGCACCAGGGAGATCGTACAGCTATGGGACTGAAGAAAAAACGAGGTGTATTTATGGCGGCCGCGCTTCTGGCCGGGTTGCTGAGGCTTCGTGTGTGCAGCTGCGGGATGGTCTGCCGCACCCGTCCCACACCCTGTGCCACTGACCGTTCACGACTGCGGCGACATACCGCGCGATATGCACCGCTGATGCGTGGCTTTTTATTTCCGTTACCTGACCGGAGTCGGGATGAACAATAACCATATACCACCTGGTTTCTGGGAGGTTTCTTTGCTGTGGGTCAAAACCAACGCCCCGTCTATTTACGGATCGCTGGCGTCGTTCGGTATGGCGCTGATGGTGACCCTGTATGACGGTAAATCCTGGCGGAATGCTTTTCTATCGGGGCTGATTTGCCTGCTGATTTCCATGGGGGTGATTAATTCCCTGGAGTACTTCGGCTGGCAGGCGGATCACGCGCTGCTGGTCGGTATTGTTATTGGCGGGATCGGCGTCGAGCGCTGCCTGTCGATTATGAACGTCATGGCCAGCATGAAAACCCGCGTTCCTGAAGAGAGTGGCACCAAAGCCGGGAGTGAAAATGAAAACAAGTGAAAACGGCTACCGCCTGATTAAGCAGTCCGAAGGTCTGAAAACCAGAGCCTACCACTGCCCGGCTGGTGTGCTGACTATTGGTTACGGCCATACGCACAACGTGAAAGAGGACGACACCTGTACGCCGGAACAGGCCGAAGCCTGGCTGAAGGAGGACTGTCTGGCCGCTGAGCGGACCATCGGCGCGAGCGTCAACGCTCAGCTGAATCAGAACCAGTTTGACGCGCTGGTGTCGTTCATCTTCAACCTGGGTTCAGGCAATTTCGTTGGGTCGACGCTCCTGAAGAAACTGAACGAGGGCGATTATGCCGGTGCAGCTGGTGAGTTCGGTAAATGGGTGAATGCTGGCGGGCAAAAACTGCCGGGTCTGGTTGAGCGCAGGGCAGCGGAAAAAGCGCTGTTTGTGTCGTGAGCAAATATGCCATTGTCGCGCTGGTAACAGTCGTTATCTCGCTCGCCTGGACGGCTGATCACTATCACGATAAAGCCATAGCCTGGCGCACTACCGCACAGCAGTCTCAACAGGTAGCCAGACGGCAGGCCGCCACCATCACCTATATTAACCAACGCCAGCAGCGTCTGGCCGCGCTCGACAAAACCCACACGGAGGCATTAGCCAGTGCGCAACACCAGATTAATGATTTGCAGCGCGACGTTGATGATGGCCGTCAGCGGTTGCAGCTCCACGCAGACTGCCCAGCCCTGTCAGCGGGTAAATCCTCCCCCACCGCCCGCGTGGATGATGCAGCCCGCGCCCGACTTACTGACGCCGCTCAGCGGGATTATTTCATCCTCAGGCAGCGAATCGAGACAGCCCGGCAGCAGATAGCCGGACTACAGGACTATATCAGGCAGCAGTGCCTTAAATAGCCACAGGGGATCACCATGTGGATTTTTCGCTGGCTCCAAGGCCATGTTCAAACCGTCAAAGAGGAATCAGCCATGATCAAGGCAAGCACCATTCAGCGCGCGGCGCTCGACACGCTACGCAGCGATACCATTGTTAACAGCATTGCCGAACAGGCTTATGTCGCACCCTCATCGGATGAGGTCAGCAACGCAGTAACGGAATTTGTCGATCATCTGACACTGAGCGATGAAGCCAGCGTCCGTCAGACCTGCGGCAGTAATTTTGACGTAATCGCCGCTGCCTTCACCGATAAATCCGGTGTTGTGGCTAAAGCGCTGAGCGACAAAGTGATCGCCGATGATAAAGAGGCGTTCCGCGCTGACGTGCAGACGTACGCCGATCACCTGCAATACAAACACGGTATTGACGATGGTCAGGCAGCTGCTGAGAGTCAGAGCCAGCAGTAACAAGTCACCGGCCGCACCTGCGGCCGTTTTTTCAGAGGCATCATTATGTCAATGCTGAAAGTTGATGTGCTGCGCCAGCAGCTTAATCAGGCTGTGCCATGGCTCAGGGATAACCCGGAAAATCTCTGGATGGGAGTCCGAAAAGGTGCGCTTGTAGCGACCGGCCAGGAATCGGCTTCTTTCGAGTACCGCTATCATCTTGAGATTATTGTGCTGGACTACCCGGGGGACATCGATCGGCTGAGCCTGGCAATCCTCACCTGGGCAAAGGTGCATCAGCCCGACCTGATTTTTAACCCTGACAAACGCGTCCGAGAAGTCTCATTCTCAGCCGATATCCTCAGCAACAACTGCGCCGACATTCTTTTCGGTCTGCCGGTTGATGAGGTCAGACTGGTCAGCCGGGACGCGCAGGGCCGCCCCGTGATTACGGCGCGCGACGAACCCGACTATGCCGAAATGATGGGGCTGGACGCGACCGGATGGGATGTTGATTTTAAGGACAATCTGAACACCCTGAGTGCCGGGGCGGATAATGAGTGACGCGCAGCTGTTTCTTGAGCTGGACAGCCTGCTGTCTGCCGTTGTGGGACAGCTGACGCCGGTCAGTCGCCGAAGGCTGACCCGCACCCTGTCTAAAGGGCTGCGGGAACGCCAGGCCGGACGTATCCGCCGCCAGCTCAACCCTGACGGCTCCCGGTTTGCGCCGCGCAAAACGCGCGAGATCAAAACCTATATCGGCCATATGCGCTTTTTATGGGCACGCGGCCATCAGGTTCGCGAAATCAGTAACTGGCGGCACGGCAAAGGTGCGAACGGCGAACCGGTCATTACAGGTTACGACGCGCAGGCGGGCGGATTCAGGACATTTAAACGCGCCGACATTGACGAATTTCTTCACATCGACCTTAACAAAACGGCTATCAGACGTAACCTGCGGCAGGGGCTGATGTTCCAGCGCATCCGGGCTTACCGTTTTCTGCATGCACGTTCAGCCACTGATTCAGCAGAAGTCGGCTTTGACGGTAAAGCCGCAGCGATAGCCCGTATTCACCAGTTTGGCCTGGTTGACGATCTCAGTGAACACTTCAGAGCAAAATACCCCGTTCGCGAGCTGCTGGGTCTGGCCGAAGAGGATTTGCAGTGGATCGCTGACACCATCTACGCCCACCTCAACCCCGCCCGCTAAAGCGTCTCAGCGCCCGCTCACACCGTAAACCCCTCCGCTGTTCTCACGCGCGTAAGGCACGATAACAGCTCTGATTTAAAGGAGCTGCTATGCCAACTACCGCCGAACTGTTCCGCCTGCTGTGCAATCTGATCCGCACCGGTACTGTCACGGCACTGGATGAGGACGCCCGTACCGCGCGCGTGAGCACGGGCGACAACGTAACAGACTGGGTGCGCTGGGCAACCAGCCGGGCGGGTGATGCGGTTATCTGGCATGCGCCCTCAGTAGGTGAACAGGTCATTATTCTGGCGCCGTGCGGTGAGATGACCACGGCCATGATAATCGGCTCGCTGTACAGCAACGATCACCCCGCACCGGCAGCGGGCATTAAAAGCGGTGTTATCACCTGGCCCGATGGTGCTGCATTCAGCTATGACCCGGAAAGCAGCACCCTGAGCCTGAGCGGCATAAAAGCGCTGACTGTGAAGGATGACGGTCCCGTCAAAATTCACTGCAGGACAGCCGAAGTAAAGGCTGATGAGAGCATCACGCTGAACTCGCCCAATGTCACCTGCACAGAAAAACTGACGGCCGGCACGCTCAGTATTACGCAGGGCGGCGAACTTAACGGCAACTTTACCGGCGCGATGACGATCAACGGCGTCAAACCCTATGACCATGAGCACGGCGGCGTTGAGCATGGCGGCAGCTGGACGGAAGGAACGAAATGACAACGGCACACTATACCGGCCTCAATCGCCAGCAGGGCGGCAGCGTCAGCGATCTGGCACATATTCAGCAGTCGGTAACCGACATTTTTACTACCCCCAAAGGAACCCGGTTGATGCTGCGGGACTATGGCAGCGATCTGCCCTCACTCGTTGACGGCACACTGACCCCCACGCTTCGCCTGAAGGTCATTTCGGCGGCTTACTCTGCGATCTCCCGCTGGGAACCTCGCATCACGCTGAAATCAGTAACAGCTGAGACGACACAGGGGCGGATCGTGCTGACCCTGACGGCCACACGCAGGGATAATCAGGCAACAATCACGCTGACCTCCCCCCTGACGACAGGAGGGGCATGATGAGCGGCGCTATCGATCTCTCGCAATTACCCGCCCCGGTGGTCGTAGAGTCACTCGACTATGAAGCCACGCTGAAAAGCCGCAGGCAGCAGCTGATTAGCTATTTCCCGGTAGAGGAACAGGAAGCGGTCGCCCGTGCGCTGGCGCTGTCGTCTGATCCGGGCGAAAAGCTGCTGGAGTTTTCGGTCTATCTTGAAAACCTGCTACGCCAGCGCATCAACGAGGCCGCGCAGGCAAATATGCTGGCACTCGCGACCGGCAGCGATCTGGATAACCTGGCGGCTGACTTCAATGTCCAGCGCCTGACCGTCACACCCGCTGATAACACCGTTACACCCCCTATACCGGCCGTAATGGAAACAGATACAGCGCTCCGCCTGCGCACACAGCAGGCGATGGAAGCGCTGAGTGTTGCAGGACCGACAGAAGCCTATGAGTATTTCGCGCGATCGGCAGACGGTCGGGTATCCGATGCAAAGGCAGACAGCCCCTCACCCGCCTGCGTCACAGTAACCATTCTGTCCACAGAGGGCGACGGCACCGCAGGTGATGATCTGCTGAAGGCGGTCAGTGATGCTCTGTCGCCGGAAGACAGACGCCCCGTGGCGGACAGAGTGACAGTGCAGAGCGCTGAAATCATTCCCTATCAGGTTGACGCCGTGCTGGTTCTCTCTGAAATGCCGCAGTCAGAGCTGATTAAAAAGACCGTTGAGAAGCAGCTGACGGACTACATCACTGCCCGCCGCCGCATAGGTGAAAGCATCCGCTACAACGTTTTGATCGGCGCACTTAACTGTGACGGCGTGGAGAACATTATTCTCAACGCGCCCAGCGCGGATATTGAGGTCAGCAGGACCCAGGCGGCCAGCTGTATACGCTATCAGATAAACGTGATCGCTGAGAACGGAGGCCAGAGCAGTGACTGAACAGGAGATCCGGCAGCTGCTGCCGCCAAACTCGACGCGCTGGGAGAAAAATCTGGCGCGGATCATGTCACTCTTTTACGACGCACCTGTCCCGCTCCGTGACCTGTGGAACCCCGACAGGTGTCCGGTTCCCCTGCTGCCCTATCTGGCCTGGGCGTTTTCCGTTGACCGCTGGGACAGCGACTGGACAGAAGCCCAGAAGCGGGCGGCAGTTAAGAACGCCTTTTATCTGCATCAGCACAAAGGGACCGTTGCCGCCGTAAAACGGGCGGTCACGCAATACGGCGCCAGTGCTGAAATTATTGAGTGGTGGCAGGAAGACGGCGTGCCCGGCACGTTCCGCCTCAATATCAGCATTCCTGATACCGGGCTGGATGACAAAACCATCAGCGGCATTAAGCGCATGGTCTACCTGTCAAAACCTCTCAGTCGCCATATCACCGACATGGTTTTCATTGAAGAAGCCACAGTAACGACATGGTGCGCCGCTGCGCTCATCGGCGGCAGTGTGATAACCATTGAAGCAGGAGAATAGAAGTGGCTAAGAAATTCGCCTCACTGATGACCGAAAAGGGCAAGACCCTGATTGCAGACGCCATTGCAGGCGGCAAAACCATCAGCCTGAAGTATTTTGCCGTAGGCGATGGCAACGGCGCCGAAGTCACACCGTCCAGCAGCCAGACCGCCCTGATCAATGAGGTGGCGCGTGTTGAAATTAACTCAATTAAAGAAACTGATGCCGCAGGACAGGTTGTGGCCGCAGAAGCCATTATCCCTGCGAATAAGGGTGGATTCTGGATCCGTGAGGCAGGCATTTTTACTTCCGATGGCGTGCTCGTTGCGGTAAGTCAGATGCCGGTGACGTACAAACCTGCCGCGTCTGAAGGCGCCAGCAGCAGCCAGATAGTGCGCATGCTGATGGCGATATCGAATGCAGGCGCGGTAAATATTACCGTTGATGACAGCCTCGTTATCGCGACGGAGGATTACGTTAACAGCAGACTTAAGGAGCACGAAAAAAGCCGTAATCACCCTGACGCTACACTGGACGATAAAGGCTTTGTGCAGCTGAGCAGCGCAACCGACAGCGACGATGAGAAAAAAGCGGCAACCCCCAAAGCCGTGAAGGCTGCCAACGATAACGCCAGTTCGCGCCTGAAGGTGTCGGAAAACCTGTCTGATCTGGCTGATGTTAATAAAGCCAAAGAAGCCCTTGCGCTCGATAAGGTTGGTAACTGGACTGCCGTAGAGGCCAACGGCGGCCTGCACTCATCCGGTAACCACCGTATCTATATCGACTGGGGTGAGGACGGGAAAGCACACCTGACAGTGGACACCTCAGATGAGGGCGAACTGTTCACCACGGTCAATCCACCCACGCCCGCACAGAGTAATTCCTACCCTATGTGGGGCGGAAACCTGAATGAAAACGCCAGCATTACGGTTATTTCCAGCGTTCTGCAAGGTAACGTCGGAGACTTTCTCTACGGGCCGATGTTCCGCACGACGTTAAAGGCAAGAGGCGGTGACCAGGACTTTAAAGACGGCGCGTCATTCTTTATGCGCATCGTTGAGCATGTTGGCACGCTGGCTTATGGGGAACTTGTTTTTGATGGGTTCAGCAGCGTTCAGTCGTTCGTGTTTGATCAGAATGGTAATTTCCATGCTGCTGGTAATGTCCAGGCTGGCAATGCGTGGTTAGCAACAGACGGCAATATATATGGCAGTGTATGGGGTGGCTATCTCAGTAACTGGGTTGGTGCGCAGATAGGTGCACAGATTAATAATAACAATACCTGGGTGAGTAATACGTTTCAGCCCAGAAATACTGCTGACTTGGGCGGAGGCTGGGAACGAGATAGTGTAACCGGCCGCATCCGTCAATGGGGCTTTATAAATGCCGGTACACGCGGACATTATCAGGTTAATTTTCCAATAACATTTCCCAACGCCTGTGCAAATGTGCAGGTAACAGCCGTTGAAAGTGGAGTTAATGTTTATTCTGATAACTATGCCACAGCGGGTAATGTTAATCAGGCCGGATTTCTCTGCGGCCAAGATAATGAAGGCGCTTATTGGGAAGCTATAGGCTGGTGAGAATATGAATACTATTTATTACAGTGCAAAAAATAACGGATTTTATCACTCTGAGCTGGAGGGCGATTATAAGTCCTCGCCTGACGGCTGGCCTGATGATGCCGTTGCTGTTTCGGATGAGCAATATCAGAATCTGCTTGAAGGGCAGGCGAGCGGTAAAGTAATCACATCTGATAGCGAAGGCAGCCCCACATTGACCGATCCGGTAATCGACTGGCAGGCTAAGGCCGAATCACAGCGCCAGAGCCTGTTATCAGCAGCAAATACCACAATCAGTTTATGGCAGACAAAACTACTTGCTGGCAAACAGCTTAGCGAGGAGCAGAAGAAGAAACTGGATAGCTGGCTTGCATATATGGATGAACTGGAAGCTATGGACTTCGCCCACATAGATAGTGAAGAAAAATACCACACCATAGAGTGGCCGGTTAAACCCTGAGGTTAAATCCGCCACTTGAACGGGTGGCGGATTGCCCCTTACTTTAGCCAGTAGTTAAGGAGTTCATAGGAGGCAGCAGCTTCCTTCTTAAAATAGTACATAAACCGACTTCTGCGTACTTGTAAAAAAATGAAGAAAATATTGCAGTAAGGATTAAGGCAATGATAGTAGCCAAGCATCCAGCATAGTGACCATGATAAAATGGATATACGGCTTTAATGGCGACAGACATTCCTCGTTTGTGCATCAGATATACTGAAAATGAAATAGTACCAATAGCGGTCAGGAATGCAGGCGGTTTTATTCCAAATCGGGCCTCGTATCCTGTTAGTGACAACAGGAGGAAAAAAGATGCGCTCGCAAATCCGTAGCTACCGTTACCTAGGGCTGAGCTCAACCCTGCTACCACATAAATAAAATAAGCGACTGAAATAACAATAGCAATGCGCCATGTATTTTTTGAGTTAATGAGCGTTTTATTAAGTGATAAATATGCAGAGAGTATTCCGGCTAAAAATTCAAGCATCATTCCATTAGTTGCTATAGCCAAATATCCGTGGTAACCATAGTTTATGCTTGCCAGCTCTCCATGGGAGCCATTTAGATGATACGGAACGGCGACCAGAACAACAATTAAAAAAGTTAAGGAAATGAATTTCAGTTTTTTGGTAAGAACTGCAAGAGCGCATAGAGTGTAAAAGATGAATTCATAATTAAGAGTCCAGCCAACATTAAGTTTTGCATAGCCGAAATATGGTGCCATTTGCGTGACGTCTCTGGGAAGAAACAGAAAAGACTGAAGTGTTATTTGCCATGCCTCCCATGACTTACCTGCAACAAATAATGTAGCAATTATGTAGGGAGGAAGAATACGGCATAAGCGCTTAATCATGAACTCACGGGAGGATTTCAGCCCGTTATTTTCATTAAGGGTCACATAATAAG